ATTAAAACCTATGTAATCGAAGTTAAACCTGCCAAACAAACACAACCACCTAAACCAAGAAAAAAAGTGACTCAATCATATATCTACGAATGTAAAACCTATGCAACTAACCAAGCAAAATGGAAAGCAGCAGATGAATGGTGTAAAGATAAGAGAGTTGAATTTAAAATCATCACAGAAAAAGAATTAGGTATCCATCATGGCAGATAGTTTTGGTTTTAATGCTGCAAAAGAAGCAGAAGATAATCGTGTCAGACAATTTCTTAGTGACATTAACAATAGAACCAATGATGCAGAAGAAATGATGTTAGAAATCATGGAAGCTCTTAATGATACGGTAGAACCCATACCTGAGGTAGGAAAGTTCTATACCTTTGTATATAATGCCAAGACTCCTAACATAACATACGATCAACACCCTCTAATTGCTTGTACAGACTTACAATCATGGGGATTCCGTGGTCTTAACTTTCATTGGCAGAAATATAGGAATTATACATGGGAAGAACTCGCAGGACAACTGTATGTGGTGCAATATAATGAACTCGATGACCTACTCAATATACCTTATGCAAAATTCCTCCTAAATAACTAAAAATAATATTCTAATGACAGCTAAGGAAGGTTATTTTGGTAGCGATGCAAAAGAAAATAGATTTCTAGCCATACCATCAGGTAAAGGCAAGAATGAGAAATACTTCATGCAAGTGAAACAAGATGAACCAAATAAAGGAAGAATGGAAGTATGGAATGAAGAGTTTGGTCAGGATAGAGCAGTAGGATTTCTGGATCCTGGTTCAAATGAATTCGTTCCTGATAAAACTTTTACAAAAGGTGCTAGGGGATTTGAAAAAGATTTTTTTAACACAGATGAAGGAAAGAAATTAATCAGAGAACAATCTAAGAACACAGTAGTAAAAGAAAAAATATCAGAAGGAAAAAATATTACAGAGGCAAGAAAAGAAGCAGAGGAGTTGGAAAGAAGTAATCAAAAAATTACAGCACAAGGTGATGGAACTGTTGCTGCTGAGTCTCAAAAAGCAACTAAGCCAAAAGATGGAACACGAAAAGACTTTGGTGACTTTGTTTACCCAGTTACTCTCAGAAAAACTGATCAAGATGTAATTAAATTTACAGTATTAGAATATAAACCCAAAGGATTTAAAGCAAAGGAAGGAAGTCTTGATTTCTTTGGTTCCAGAAATGTAATAAAAGACAGAAGAATAGCAGGATCAGTAGTTCTACCTGTTCCTGGCACTGTTAATGATACTAATGCATGTGAATGGGGGGAAGATAGCATGAGTGCTGTTGATGCTGCTATTGCCAATATAGGAATGGAATTTCTTACAGGTGGTGATTTAGGTGGTGCTATTAAAAATACAGCAAGTGGAATACAAAAGAATAAAGAAGATGTAAAAAAAGCATTAGGAAGTGCAATTGTTAGTGCAGCAGCAGGAGGTAAAGGACAATCTCTTCTTACAAGGTCAACGGGAAATATAATGAATCCTAATATGGAATTATTATTTAAGAAACCTTCTCTCAGACCATTCAACTTTACATTTAAACTAGCTCCTCGTAGTCAAAATGAAGGAAAGGAAGTGGTGCAAATTATTAGGTTGTTCAAACAAGCAATGGCTCCAATTAAGAGTGCTTCATATCTGTTTCTTAAAAGTCCATATACTTTCCGTTTACAATATCTCCATAGAGGAACCTCCCATCCTTATCTTAACAGGTTTAAAGAATGTGCTCTTCAAAATTTAACAATTAACTATGCTCCTGAGGGTCAGTATGCAACCTATGGAGATGGAGTTCCTACTGCTTATGAAATGACCATGCAATTCACAGAACTTGAACCAATCTTCAACGATGATTATGAAACCAGTGATGAGGGTAGTTTTAATACATCATCAGTTGCCAACTTTGCCTCAGCCCCAGGATCAACTAGCGAAGTACCAGCATCAATAGGTTTCTAAAATGTCAAATTATTTCAGACAAGTTCCAGATTTCGATTACATCAGTAGACTTCCTGATGCTAAAATATCAGACTACCTTACTGTTAAAAATCTTTTTAAGAAAGGTAAGTTAGCAGATGATATATTCAATGATCTAACCATCTTCACCAAGTATGAAATTGATGGTGATGATAGACCTGATAATGTTGCTAATAAATTTTATGATGATCCTGATTTAGATTGGGTAGTTCTTCTTTCTAATAATATTATTAATGTTCAGAGTGAATGGCCTCTACCTCAAAGAGATTTTGATAGATATGTCCTAGAAAAATATGAAACTTATGAAAAATTAAATGCAGTCCATCATTATGAAACAAAGGAATGCAAAAACTCAGTGGATGCAATAGTAGTACCAGAAGGTTTACAGGTAGACTCTGATTACTCTGTTACATATTATGATTGGTATCTTGGTGGAGAGATAACTAAGTCCTCTTCTGATATAGTTGTAGAAGTGACTAACTATGAGTACGAATCTAAACTAGAAGACGCAAAGAGAAGTATATACTTACTTAAACCAAAGTATCTCAACATCGTTAAGGATGACATGGATAATATGATGAAATATAAAAAAGGTTCCACCCAATACTTGGATGAAACCCTTAAAGTTGCCGAAAATATTAGACTATATCAGTAGTTACTCCTCAGCTAGTTTCTGAAAATAACTTAGTGCATCATCTTCATCAGAACTAGAAGAAGAGACAGCAGCAGTTACTGTTTTTTCTGCTCTACGACTAGCAAAGTCTGGTTTGGATGATGGATAATCAGCAGAGACTGATCCACGATTGTTATCCTCATCAAAGACCTCTTCATCTACACGACGAGTAGGTTTTTGTCCAAGGACATACTTCAAACGTTTTTGAAGATCATCATAAGATTTAAACTGATCAGCAGCAGTAAGAGCAACAAGTGAATACTGCTTCTTCCATAGTGCTTCTAATGCATCCTCATCATCAAGAAGTGGGGATACTTTATCGAACTCTGACTTGTCATAGTTCCAGTAACCATCCTTCTTCACAATCTTCAACTTGAAGTTTGCACCTTGCCAGAAGTCAAAAGGATTAATCGGTGACTCATCCTCAAACTCAGGCTGCATTGCTTCCATAATCTTATCAAAGATCTTCTTACCAAACTTGTAGAGGAATACTCCACCCTCATTTTGAGGATTGGTAGGATCTTTGACGACATAGATGTTTGCATAGTAGGAAAGCTTACGCTTCTGTCTACGAACAACATCCTTATCACTTTCATTACCACTGTTCCAGAGTTCACGATTGTGTTCTGAAACTGGATCCTTACCACCAGTGGTAGTTAAGGAGTTTTCAATGTACCAACCACCTGGTCCTTGAAATGCATGAGAATACATTTTTGCCCAAGGGATATCTTCTCCCTCTGGTGCTGGTAAGAAACGGATAACGGCATAACCATTACCTGTTTTATCTACTTCAGGTTTCCAGAGTCTTTCATCTGCTCCACCACTAGTAGTGTTCATCTTCTCCACTTCTTTAACTAATTTTTGAGTTAAAGACCCTAGAGAGGACTGCTTTTTTAAGTCTGAAAAAGACATTAATTACCTCGTATTTGTTGAGATTTGGCTTGTGTGTACTCCTATTATAAAAGACTTAAAGATCTTTGTCAATCTGTTGTTTCATCATCTCTACCGCTTTGGACATATTATCAAAGAGAGAAGCCATATCTATACTAGATGGAAGACCCATCATAGAAGCAGATTCGACAATACGTTTCTTCATTTCTTGTGCTTCAGGATCATCTGATAAAGATAATCTAGCATACATAACCTTTTGTTTTTCCAATAGTCTTTCTAATATATCAACATGATATTTCTGATCTTCACGTTTCATTGTAGGAAACTTGAAGACGTTACTATAAACCTCCTCTTGGAGTTCATGTATTTCCGCCATTTCTGCACGGACAACATCAGATTGGAAAAAACTCATAGAACAGTCTCTTTTAGAATTTTTTTGTAATGGGGTACATCTATATTTAGGAATGGTTTATACTTTTTAATTTTCCGACTAACGGTTTCCCACACTGGGTCATTTAATTTTTTATCAAAGTCCTTACCATACTCAAATATTCTATCACATAT